GGGTCCCGGGGAGGACCCGTGTTGCTTAAGTTGCATTAGACATCATGTTGCGCAAAACAACTTGTTGTATTGCAAGAACTTGCAATAAGCTTGACTTGGCGCCGCGAAACCCTCTTAACAATCTCCCCTATCAGAGCCATTCAGCAGCCCCGCCTTGCGCCCAGAATCCCCGCCAGCGCGTTTTTCCTCATTCCGCCACCCCTGACGCCTTACCGCCCTCCAGCGCCCCTGATTTTGGCGGGTTGGGTGCTATCTGCGCGCAAAAATCGGCCACCGCATCCGTAGCATGTTCCGACACCATCCGGGTCCCACGCGATTTTTTCACCGCAATCGCATTTGTCTCTCACTTCCGGCGCGGGATGAGAAGCGAGGGCTTCGGTCAGTATTGTGGCTGCATGATCTTGGAATGAACGAGCATATCGGGCGTCGTATCCCTTAACTCCATTCACTCCCCATTCGTAGGCCATTCTTACAAGAGAAAGCAGCCGCTCGATCTGCTCGGCCTGGGCGGCGATCTTTTCCCTCGCCTCGGCGAGTTCGCGTTCCATCTTCTGCATTTCTTCAACAGCGGAAAGCACCTCCCGAGTGTCATCCCAATTACTCTGCCATTTGTCCGTCCTCGGCGTCGGCCTCTGCGCGGCGGCTAGCGGATCGGACGCTTCGCCGCCGCTGGTCAATACTGGCGCGGTTACATCACGCGGATATTGTCTTTGCGGCATTTCAATCACCTCCTTCGGGTTGGTTTCTTGTTCTTCATTCATAATCAGTCACATACGCGTTTCGATAGGCTAACGGAGGTTGCTTAATCAGTGTTCTGCGTCTTCAGCAGCGCGTCGAGTTTCTCGATGGCCTCCATCATTTTCACCGACCGTTCATCGGCCTTGGCTTGGAGGGCATCGCAAAGATGGTCGGCGTAGATGGCCAGAGCTTGCCGCAGTTCCGCACGCGACTCGCCGTTGTCTATGTCCTCGGCGATGTCGTTCACGATTGCCCATGCGCGCTCGCGTTGTTCGGGCGTCCAACGCAGAACCATGCGGTCCAGCGAATGAGCGCTGGCGGCGTCATTCGCAATAGGTGGGGTTTCTGTGGCGCTCATCGCTGACCTTTCTCGTTCACTGAAGCTTCCATTTTTCGGCGCAGGTCGGCCATCAGCCGCTCAAGATAGACAGCCAGATCCATGGCCTCATCCTGCGCGTGCTGTAGCCACTGAAGGGTGTCCAGGTCGTTCCGTTCCGTGGTGACGCCATATTTGGCAAGCCCACGCTCGGCTCGGATCAGCATCTTGCGGCGAACAGATACGACATTCGCATCAGTTGCCGGAACGGGACGGCACTCCGCGCATTTGCAGATCCAATCGTGATCGATAACCGCTTCGATGTAATGAGTGTTTTCTTGTCCCTCGGTTTCGAAAACGGCGACCGGGTCCCACTCTATATCTTGCGTTACGTCGAAGGAGGTGACGACAACAGCGCGGCCCGAAGCCCACATGACACCGCGATAAACCCATCGGCTGAAACCTGGGGGCAACGGAGGGTAAGGAGGCAGCGAACCAATCGATGCAGCCGATGGGCCGGGCTGCGCGGCATTTTGGTTTTCCATAGATTTACTTTCCGGCCTCACGGCTGGTCTCAGTGTTCGGAATATATCCCCTGTGGCGAAGCAGTTTTACGATTTCGGACACGAAGTGTGATCCATGGAAGTCCGCAGCGAGGCGCGATGTCCTTGGCCCGTGAAGCTCAAAGCATGTCGGGAAACATCCAGTATCGGCGCAATGATCATTCCACACGTCCTGCATTGCCTCTGCGAGCGCTGATTCAAATTCCGAACCCGGCGATGGAGAGAAATCCCCGACCGGCGAGTCAGTTCCTTCGGTGGTGTCTATTGTTGGGGGCGGAGTGAATATTTCCATGGTCGTTTTATTTGGTCGGGGATTTCTCATCTGATGCGTTCAATGGACTCCCCGCCGTGCGCGGCCCGAGTCGGCGAAGGGCAGGCGGGGAGTCCATTGCAGCCGACATTTTTTAGCGGGCTTTCGCGGGTTTAGGTGCCTTCGGTGCGTAAGCCTCCATGAGTCGGATCGGCTCTTTTCCGTCCTCAAATTCGCCGAGTTCGACGCGGTCAATGAGGTTTTGCGCGAACCGCTGCACTTCGTCGTTGGCATCCTGGTGCTTCTTCTGTTCGGCAGCCAGTTCCGCCATTGCGTCCTTGTAAGACTGAGGTTCTTCGAACAGATCCTCCATGCTGGCGCTGTCGGAGCGATAGCTCTCGCCGGACATGATCTTCGATTCGAAGAACTTGGTGATTTCCTTCGGGGATTTCACCTTTGCCGCGCCTGCCGCGATTGCCCGCCGGATGTGTTTGGCGAGTGAAGGTTTTTCGCATTCGCACTCGAACTTTTTGCCTTTGGAGACGCTTTCGATGCGGTCGATGGTGTAGTCACGTTGTTGCTTATTCATGTGTTTTTTTGGGTTGGTTGGTTGAAAAATCTTGGGGCAAACGCCATTGAACCCGTCATTGGGCCGGACTGCCGCCGGCCACTTCGGTGTTCGAAGAATTGATGACCTCTCCCTTGGGGATACCGTCCGGCTCACTGGTCGACAAGATGCGGTGCGCCAAGAATGTGTCGTCATCTGGAGGCAGCATGAGCGCCATTCGGTCGATAGCTGATCCGACCGCTTTCAGAGCAGCCAGCCTCACCTCTTCTTGCTTCCGCATCACCCCAGCGATCTCCGCGAAGATGTTTGTTTTTTCGTGCCCAATGAATTGCGAGGCCATCGAGTCGAGTTCCTGGATTGCAGTTTTTGCGTTCATAAAATATGTTCGCTCCCGTTTTCGGAGGCAGACTTCGCCATCTCGTCAAGAAAGTTTGCCACAGGGGTCAGCCCTTGCTCATCATCTTTCATGGCAGCGCGTGCGATGTCTTTCCCCATCCCGACCTTGCTTCGGATTTTGCAGCCGCGCATCGGTCCGTCGTCGTTTTGTAGGCACCATTTCAGCCTGCCGAGTCCTACCCGGATCACCAGCTCCTTGCCTTCGATCCCGATTCCAAGCGGGCCATCATCGTCGTTTCTATGGTAGTCGATCATAAAATCTTCGAACCTGTCATTGGGCCGGACTGCCGCCGGCCACTTCGGTGTTCGAGGAATCAGGAAGCGCCAGCCCGTGGAATCGCCGGTCTTTCAGGGATTCGTAGAGCGTCACCCCGTCCGGTCCCTGTGCGTAGGGGAGGAAGACCTGTTCGAGATCCACCATTCCTGCCGTCACGATTGCAAGCTGTGCCTCCAGCCAGTCCTTCATGATCCGCCACGCCACCCTTGCGGCCTGTTCGCGCGTCCGAAGTTTCGGCGTGATCCGCTTGTCACGCACGAGCACTTGGTGGATTTTTTGGATGTTCGCCGGGAGCCGGAAGGTCATCACGCCAGCCGCCGTCATAATTCGGAAGCTGAGAGCCGCTAGAACGCCATCGGCGTCGTATTCCGTCATGATCGCCTGAGCTTTTGCCCGAGCCAGCATCGACTGGATTTCCGTCACCGTTTTCTCGGCACTGATCTGAGTTGTGTAATTGAGTATCGCCATAAAAAATCCTCGAACCAGACAGTGGACTCAACGGCTATCGCCGTGAGTCACTTCGGTGTTCAAAATTGCAGCCCGCCCAAACATCAGCAAAAAGCGATTCGGCCGGCTGAGGGTTTCGAGCTTGCGGTATGTCTCCGCGCGTTCCTGGTCGGTTGGCGGGGTTTCTTCGGTGGTGGTCATGGTTATTTGGCGCTGATGATTTCTGGCTTTGTCGCGCGTTCGATGCGTTTGCTAAATTCGGTTTCATGCCGGAGGCAAACGGCGGTCAGCTCGATAATTTCAAGTGAGTTGATCTTTGCTCGCCGCAACGCTGCCAACAGGACGTTTTCAGCCTGAATGTGCATCGTCTCGTCATGAATGGCGGCATGGTGCTGCGCGCAAAGCGTCACAAGCGCCTCGTCCGGATATTCCCAAGGCTCTTTCCCGCGGACATATCGCAAGTGGTGGACGTGAAGCGGTTTCTTGGCGCCGCATAACACGCAGGCATGACCATCGCGCGCTTTGATCTTTTCGCGCCGCTCCAACCATTCCGGCGTAGCAAGTTTGTCTGAGTATGTGATCATGATGGAATTCTCTCTGTGATCTGACGGACCTCCTTGCGGAAGGTGATTGGAATGCGCCCGCCTCGACAGTCTCGGGTCAGCTTAAGGTTGATCCAGTGGCCGTCCTCGTCCTCCTCAATAACAGCGAAAATACTGGCGTCCTGCTCGATGGCGCGGGACTCACGGGACCGTCCCTGGTCGTTGAGCTGGGATAGAACCAACACGGGGACGCCAAGCTCTGCGGCGGTCGTCTTGATGACTCGGGAGGAATTGGCAACCTGGCGTTCCCGGGTGTCCTCGCTGGCTGACGGCTCCATAAGCTGGAGGTAATCCACGATCAGGAGCTTGCACCCGCGCTCGACACATAGCTTTCGGGCCGCAGATCGGAATTGAGCTGGAGATAAAACACTTTCGTCTCGGACGAAAATATCAAGATCTGCAATTCGGCCGGCCGCCTGCACGATCTGCGAAAGGTCGCGGCCAGAAATGCCCTCATCACTGGTTGCCGAAATGTCCACGCCTGATTGCGACGCAAGAAACGCGTCGGCCAACTCTCCCTCGCTCATCTCCAGGCTGAAAATGCCAACCGGGTTTTTGTTCTCAGCAGCAGAAAGAGCAAAATTGAGCGCGAGTGTTGTTTTTCCGCCCTTGGTCTGGGCGGCGATCACAATCACATTACCGGGCCGCATTCCGCGAATGGCGCGATCTAGGGGCGCAATGCCGGTTGGGATTCCCTCGAGCCTGGCGCCGCGTTTGGCAATCTCCTCGTAGTAGTCGAGGCGGCGCATGATGATGTCCTTGATGTGCTTGGTGGTCGCCGCGGACTCAGACATCCCAGCGATTTTCAGCAGGCCGGATTGAGCGACCTCCGCGGCATCCGTTCCGGCACCGGGATTTCTGGCGGCGGCAACAATCTCCTCCGCAACCTCGATTGCGCTCCTGAGCCGGAACTTTTCAAAAAGCAAGTCGATGTAATACGGCGCGTTGCTGGCGACGGGAACGAAGGTGAACAGATCTGTCACGCCGGCCGCTCCGCCGACATCGGCCAACCATTTCGCGTCCTCAAGGAACTGCGTCATGGAAATCAGGTCGATCGGCTTACGCTCGTCCTGCATCCTCTGGGCAGATCGGAAAATGATGCGGTGAGCCGGGTGGGTGAACCACTCCTGGGACAATCGCTTTTCCGCGCAGAGATCCAGGACGCGGGCCGGCGAGATCAGGATTGACCCAATGAGCCCTTTTTCGGCATCGACAGCGGACGGAATCATGCCGCCCCCTTTCCGGTTTCGCGGAGGAATCTTTCAATGACTCGTTCGCTGGCCGTCGAAAGTTGGGGCGGCGTCGCAAACTGGGATGCCCATTCCGCGAACGCTGCGGGGTCTACAGCGCGTTTTTCTGCCTTGGGTTCGGACTTGGGAAAGGATGAGGGATTTTTCCGCATTTCCTCCATGACCCAAACGTCAAGGTCTGCGCGCCAGTTCCGGATCGGCGCGCCATTGGCTTTTTCCCATCCGGTGGACTCTCGGGATTTGAACCATCGCTCAGTGACTTTGTTGGGATAAGATTTGGCTTTCGAAAACTCGAAAGCCTCCTCGATCCCGGCCGGGCGCGCGGCACTTCCTACACTCTTCTCTTCTCTTCTCTTCTCTGGTGACGCTGTTTGCGTAACGGATCTTACGCTGCTTGCGTAACTTATGTTACGCTCTTGCTTCTGCATTCGGTTTTTGGCGAGCGCTCGAGCTTTAGCCGTCTCTCCATTATGCTTTTCGAAATTTGGGAAGGTGAGCGAGCCATCGCGCCCGTCCAGCCACCCAACCGCGCGCAGGGCCTCGGCGAAACCAGGACAGGCCGTGAGGCGGTCGAGGTAAGCGGAAGTCGTGCGGACGGAGATTCCATCAGCAGAATGTTGATCCAGCCACGCCCACACGGCATGCAGCCGGCCGATTACAGAAAATTCATCAGTTGAAAGTTTTCCGGCAATCAAGACAACGTCAGGGTCGTCCTTGATGTTCGATCGCATTTTTATCCAATCACCAGCCATAAATTCACTTCTTCAAAAAGTTCCGCTCCAGATACCCTTGCAATGCCTCCCGCGCCTTCTCGGCCTCCGCGCGCCCTTGCTCTGTGTCGTCGAAGTCGAAGCGCTCGACTGGCAGCGGCCTTTCGCGCTCAAGTCTCCAGCCAGCCGGACCAAGATCCGTGTAGAGAACGAGACGGATTGAGATTTTGGGTGTCATTTTTCTAACCGCCTGACTCTTCGCGGGTTGCCGATTTCGATAGACGAACCGGGTTCGCATAATCAGTGTTCGGCATATATTTCGCCTTTGCAGCTTCGGCGCGGCCGTGCCAGCGGAAGCGTGTGAATTGATCTTGGACGGCATCATTTGCCCGCCACATGATGTTCCGATTGTGGGGCGACACCCAGAAGCCCGGTTTGCAGCCGAGCCACTCTGACGGGACATAGCCGGAGGCGAGCAGGAATTGCCGAGTCCCTCCGAGATTACGGATGACAGTTTTGATGGCTGATTGGAATCGATCCCATGCCGAACAAGGCGCTCCACGAAATCGCTGCCGCGATTTCCTTCCGCTTGCTGGCGTTTTCTTACCGCTTTTCTTCATAGCTTTTCCTCCGGCAGCGATCCGTGAGCTTTGGTGTTCAGCTCCCGCAAATGCTCCCGCGCCTCGAGCAAGTTGCGAATGACGCGATACCGCCAGCCATGGCGCTCCATGTCGGCCTTGACGCGCGCCTGGTCGGGCGAAAGCGAGCCGAGAAATTTCAGCTCCCAGGCAACAGGCGTCCCATCGACGGCAAACGTGATGTCTGGCCAGCCGACCGTGATCGAACTCTTGCGGTCCATGCGCGCCTCGCAAAACGGGATGCCGCGCAGGTTTAGCAGTCCGCGAACTTCGCGGTGCAGGTCTTTTTCGCTGCGGAGAATGCCTTGGCGGCGCGATTCGTCCGCGGTCATTACGCCGGCCGCTTTGCGATCCTGAGGCGAAAGGCGGCTCGCGATGTTCTTCGCGTGGAGGATGGAGGGATCGAGGCCCATTATTATTTTGCCTCCTTTTTATTGAGATGAAACGGGCTTTCGATTCCGCGCTTTTTCCCGCATTGAAAACACAGCCGCTCATCCTTGCCGATAATCTGCCTGCCAGACGCTACATGCCGGAAGTTGCTCATTCCGATAGTGGCGTCACCGCCGCATTCCGTGCATTGGAACTGCTTAGATTTTCGCGGCTCGAATATTGTTGTTGTGCTGTATGACCAGAATGCGCCGTAGCGTTTGGGGTTGATTGGGCAAGCTTGAGTGATGGCGTTATGCTTACCAATCGGCTTCCGACAATGTTTGCATATGGAGTCAGGTTTCATTTGACTAAAAAGGAATATCATCGTCATCCGGCGCGCTCGCCGGGCGCTGGGGTTGGGCGGGTCTTGGGGTCGCAGCAGAATCGCCTCCGCTCGGCTTCCCGCCCAAAAGCTGCAAATGCTCGCCGACGACTTTGGTTTTCGTGACCTTCTTCCCGGTCGTCTTATCGTCCCAAGATTCCTGCGTTAGTCGGCCCTCGACATAAACAGGGCGGCCTTTTTTGGCGTATTCGCCCGCAATTTCCGCGTTTCGACCCCAGAAGGTGACGCCAACGAAAGTCGTCTCCTCGCGCTTCTGGCCGCCGTCGTCCTTCCAGCTCCGATTGATCGCAAGTCCGACTTCGCAAACTGCGGTTCCCTTCGGAGTGTATTTCACCTCGGGATCGCGCGTGACGTTCCCGATGAGCATGACTTTGTTGAGGTTCGGCATAATCAAGAAATGAGATGCTTGAAGACAAATTTGCGGTAGTCCTCGATAAGAGTTTCGGCGATTTCAACCCGCGACGCGCGTCCATCCAAGTGATCGCTCTCGCCCATAATCCAATGAGCGCTGATCTTTGTGAGTTCCTGCAACTTGAAAGCCTTTTCAGGAGTGACTCGGATCAGCCCAGCGGAAGCCTTCTTGATCCATGAGCGGCTAAACCCGGTCATTTCATGGAATGCAGATTCTGATCCGCGCTCCGCGAGGAGAGATCGGAGTTGCGCGACGCGCGTCTTGTTTTGCGATTTTGCCATGACTTACGCCGCCTCCTCCAAATACTGAGCCGGGATGAACGCGCGGACCTTGGCCACGTCATAGGCAGCCCGATACATGGTCACAAATTCAGCCTGCGCGGCTTCCACCTTCGCGGTGTAGGCGTCGCGACGCACAACAAGGTGCAATGGCTTGTAGCATGGATGGAAAGCCCAGAAATGCCACTCAGGCAGTCCGGTAACAGCAAGCGACCAATGGACCTGAGGCTTGTATTCGCTAGGCAGCTCGCCACTCAGGAGATACTCCATGTGTGTTGCCTTGAGCGGGCATTTGATTTCGACACCAGCAACCAGCGTTTCGCCGACATAGATCAGCCCATCCGGCGAGCACGCGCAAATATTGTCATCCGCGACACACAGCCCGACCGTCGAAACCTTGAGATCGGTTTGCGCCTCGAAAGCCTCGCGGGCAATGGGCTCCAATTCGTGGCCGCGCTTCATAGCTCGCGTCTCAAATTCCTCGATGTCCTCGCCGCTCCATCCGCATTCCGCGATCAGGGCGCATATGTATTTTTGCGCGGATTTCGAAAGCTCGCCTTTGGCCGGCGTGATAATGTCGGACGCATGGGAGGCAGTTGCGCGCCCGTTCCGCTCCTTGTGCCACTCGTCAGAGCCTTGCTCGCAGAGGAGGATTTTCATTTGGCAGCTCCTTCCTCGAAGCGGTCAGTCGCGGGCTCCGTGTTCTTCGGCAACTCCTTCGGAATGTCGAACCAGTCACCCGGCGCGCTCATGGCGTCCCGAAGGCTCGCGTAGATTTTCTTAAGGGCGACGACCTGGGCGGGCTGGATGGAATCAAGGCGGCGCTGGATCTTCTTTTCCACCATCTCTTTCGTGACGCCGAAAGGACCGAACGCATCCAGCATCTTCTTCATGGCTTCCGGCGAGGTGTCGGCCGATGCCTTGAGTGTCGATTCGCAGCGCTTCACCGCGGCCTCCGTGATGTCTCCGGGAATGACGCCAAGGATGCAGGCGCGGAGGCGGCGCGCTCCCTGATTGGCAACGAGTTCGTAAACGTCGCGCGGATCGGTCAGCTTCTTCGCGCCCTGCTTGGTGTGGCGCTCGTGCTTCACCTGGAACGTCTTGACCTGGCGCGTGTTCGTTTCCACGTCCCAAGCGAAGGCCTCAACGGTGGATTCAGCGCCGCGCTGCTCGAGCTCGCGAATCCCGAATTGGATGTTCCCCCAATTCTGCGCGAGGGCTTCCGCGAGGCGGATCGACGGCCCGGTGATTTCGGACCCGCCGCGGGAGTAGGAGTAAAGGGCGCCCTCTGCCAGTGTGGGTCGGTCGCAGGCGTTCATAATGGCGTCGAATGCGGCTTTCTGATCGCGAGGAAAGCGCTTGGCGATGACCATCGCGCCTTGCGTTTCAGCGATGGCGCGGGATTGCTCAACGTCTCCGAGGGCGGTTTGTGATTCGCGCAGGGCGACTGGTGCGCCGAACGGGTTGGTTTGTTTTTCAGTGGTGACAAGTTCAGTGCTCATAAATTATTTGGCGCGGAGGTTTTTGGATGCGGCTTCGACCCAGGCGGCGAACTCCTCGATTTTTTCAGCGATAACCGTTTGGCCTCGCTTGCTGGTGATGGATGGAACTGGAAGGGCGCGAACCGCAGCGGCGAAGGCGGCGAGCTTTTCGCGATCAGGCGCCAGCGCGGCTTCCTGGCGGGCTTTTTCTTCGGCTGCGATCCGGTCGGCTTCGGCCTTCTTTTCCGCGGCAATCTTCGCCTCCAGGGCTTCGCGCTCCTGGCGTTCCTTCTCGGCGATCTCCCGGAGGCGGGCGCGTTCGGCAGCCTCTTTCTTTTCGGCCTCCTCACGCTCGGCACGGGCCTTGGCTTCCGCGGCCTCGCGTTCGGCGCGTGCTTTCGCCTCGATGGCCTCGCGCTCCTTTCGGGCCTTTTCCTCGGCCGCCTTCTTTTCGGCCTCGACCTTGGCGCGCTCGGCCGCAATCGCCGCCTCCCGCTCCTCGGCTTCCTTTTTCAGCCGCTCATTTTCCAGCCGGACGTGCTCCCGCTCCTCGGCCTCGGCCTTTTCCTTGGCGATGCGGGCTTCTTCGGCGCGCTTCGCTTCAGCCTGTTTGAGTTCGAAAACCGTCTTGGCGTCGGCCAGCATGGTTTCGAATTCCTCAACCGACAGCGCTGCATAGTTCACAGCGTTTGAAGTCGCGGTATATTTCGAGAGTTCCGCGGTCCGGTCGGCGGCGAGCTGGCGCAGGCGCTCGGCTTCGAGATTTTCGGCATGATCCTCGATGGCCTGGAGCTTTTCTTCGTAGGGCTCGATCAATTCCTTGATCTCCTTCGCGGATCCGTCGATGGCCTGCTTTTTGCGTAGCAATCCCTCGCCGAGTTCCTTCCGCTTGTTTTCGACGGCAATGCGGATCTGACGTAGCTCGAGGCGATTTGCCCGGGCGATCTTCGCGCTGGAAGCTAAGGCCGGGTCAGCGACCAGGACGGCTTCAACGGAGGATTTGAGGGCTTCGATTTTCTTCCGGTATTCGCTCCAGACAACGAGCGTATCGGCGCGCTCCATCGTATCGAGGTTCGGGGTTTCGGTGACAACCTCCACGGGGGCGGTTTTTTCTTGCGGCACAGGGGCCAGGGTGGTTTCTTGCATTTTCTTAGTGGTTTCAATGCCCGCCTTGGTTCCAGCCTCGGCGGGCGTTTTTCTTTTTGGGAATTAGGCTTTGACCTCCTCACCAAATCGGTTGCAGACGTGCAGAATTTTCCCGGATCGAAAGGCGATCTTGTGCGGGTATTCAGGACGCGGCCAGCAAGCCAGGTCCTTCACCTTGACCTCAATCGCAACGTAAACGTCATCGGGGTCGCTTCGGAATTCGTCGCAGAAATAAGGCCGCGGGCAGGCGTGGAATTTCCCGGCGCCGCACTCTCTGGAGCTTGGTTCCCACGCCGGATGATCCTGCGCTGTTCCTGGGGTCCAAAGCGTTTCGTTCGGTGTTCCTTCTTGAGTCTTGAAATCCTTAGAAGCGCGCTTGAACAAAATAACTGCGCCCTTGGTTTTCTTGACGCCGTGGCGATCAAGCCAGCCGTCAACTGTCCATTCAGGTTCAGGCGGCCGGATGATGGTTGCGGTTTTGGATTTCGCGCTGACTAGCTTGGAACCGACAGCGAGCACCATCGCGACCGCGAAGCCCATCAGATCCACATTTGAGAATTCCGATTGAACGTGCACGGAGACATTCTCCCAGGCCACGACGCGGGACGATCCCCAGGCCTCGACGCGGGACGATTCCCATGCCACGACGCTGGACGATTCCCAGGCCACGACGCTGGACGATTCCCGGGCCACGACGTGGGACGATCCCCAGGCCTCGACGTGGGACGATCCCCAGGCCTCGACGTGGGACGATCCCCAGGCCTCGACGTGGGACGATTCCCGGGCCACGACGTGGGACGATCCCCAGGCCACGACGTGGGACGATCCCCAGGCCTCGACGTGGGACGATCCCCAGGCCTCGACGTGGGACGATCCCCAGGCCTCGACGTGGGACGATCCCCAGGCCACGACGTGGGACGATCCCCGGGCCTTAGTTACCGAGATCCAGACGCCAGGATCGGAGCGAATTTCGATGATGGTGAATTCCGAAAACGAGTCCGGAAGCGCGTCGAGCTCTGCTTGGGTTTTGACAATGATGGTTTTCATTGGGGTTTTTGCTAAAAGGAGTTGGAGTTTTTGTTAGAGATCAGTCCCGCGCCCCTCGCGTTTTGGGCTGGCCATACTGCCGGAGTGCCAGTCGGGGCGCGGGGAAGTGGTGAGCGCGGCAGGATTCGAACCCGCAATTACGTGTTGCAACACGTGACCAGCCCCGCCGGCGTCAGGTTGGCCATGCCCCTTGGTGGGGGTGCATCTGCTCTTATTTCGCCACGCGCTCATTTGGAAAAATTATGATTAGTGTCCCGGGCAAATCAGCGTCACGAGCACCGCGATAATTCCGCCCATGACGATCAGGAAGGCGGTGACGCCGAAGGGTTTCATTTCTTTGCCCGATTCCCGTGTAGGTCCCGACCATCAGGAGCAATTACGCCGCCATCACCGTGCAGGTATTCGCGCCATTGCTGGTCGCGGTAGCGGCGCTCGAGGAATGTGATGGCCCAACCGAAGAGGGCCAAGAATGCGCAGAGGCCGGAGAGCTGGAGGAGGGTGATCATTTGAAGTCGGTGATGTCGGGAATTGCGTTGGTTTGGGGCTTCTCGCTGACTGGCGCGCAAAGCGTCATGTCTTCGAGGTCAGGAAAATCGTGCGCCGCCTCAGGCTCATGGACGAACCAAGCAAAGGCCGTCGCGAGGCCGAGAAGGACGATGACCGCGGCCAGCCATTTCGGCGTGACCATGCTTGCGATCCAGGCGAAGACCGGCACGCAGAGGAGCAAGATGAACGCGATGGAGAGGATTTGCGGGGCGGTCATTTTGCTTCCCCTTTCGCTTTGGCGATGGCGGCGCGAACCTTGTCAGCGTCCAGGATGCAAACGACTTCGCCAGTCAATCCGTCCTTGAACCAATCGCGCTGCTGAAGGTGGATCAGGCAGTCAAGCAGCTCAGGCGCGGCGGCGATCAGGCGGGCGTCAGCTTCGGAGATTTCCGCAAATGATTCTATTCGCGTATATCCGTTCCACGCGTAGTCCACTGTCAGGACGCTTGGGAATATGGATCCAGTGGGCGAAAATTCGTTGACCTCTGGAGTCTCGCTGACAAGGCGCGCATATCCCTCCTTGATCTGCTCCCAGCGCCACGGACCCGGCGTGTGCTGCACGCTCATCCCGCCACCTCCACAGATTTGCTCCTTGCGAACTCTTCCTGAAACCAGACGCCGCAATAATTCGTGATCCGGCTCCACTCGGGATAATGCTTCTTCGCGAACGCTTCCGCCTCGGGGCCGGTGTCGAATTTCTTCGCCTTGTCGAAGTTGCGGTTAGCGTCGCCGGCCGCGATCACGCCAGATTCGGCGACGTAGTGCGGCGCGTAGTCGGGGGCGCGCTCAAGGGAGATGATGAATTTTGGAGTCATGGTGCGGAAATTGTTAGACGAGCCTCCGGAGCGTTTGCGCCCTCATGCCGCGCCATTGCTGGATGTGCAGGCGAGCCCAGAGAGCAAGGGCGTCATCACCACGGCGGATCGCGTCGCGCAGAGTCCGGCGATCAAGAGGGATGCATTCGAAGCAAGTGATGAGGATTTGAAATGTGGAGTAGGTGCGTTTCATGGTGATTATTTTTGGGCGCGATCTGGTCTTGAGGGGCTGGGATTTAGGCTTGAAGGCCCGAGAGGCAGGACCGGCGGCGCTGGAGTGCGGATTGGAGGCGCAGGCGATACGCGAGCCCGTATGCGTCCATCTCGGCGTCATTGCGCTGCCGGAGATGCCACGCCACGCTTTTGCGGAGAAACGCGATCCAGCGGGACAGATAGAGGAAGTTCCCGAAGGCTGAGTATTTGGACGCTGCGCGGAATGAGATTTTCATTGGGTGCGTGGTGGTTACCTGCGGCGGGCTAGGTCGCGTTCGGCTGCGGATTCGGACGCCTGATCGCGGACCCAGCGCTGAAGCATTGCGGTCTCGTAGCGGGTCAGCCCCCCGACCTTGAAACCCGCGAACTTGAGGCGATGGAAAGCGCGAGGACTCATATCGAGAAACCGGGCGGCCGTTTTGATACTCATGCAGGCCGGGAGGACGGGCATTGAATCCATGCTCCCGCCCCTACTTGTTGATCTTCCGGTTCTTCTGAGGGGCGACGGAAACGCCTTCTTTCTGGAGGTGCTTGATTAGAAGTTTTTCCACCAGACTGGAAACGCTTTCCCGGGGCAGTGAATCGGCAAGGGTTTTTGCTTTTTCGATAACGCTGGGGTGAATGGAGAGGTTGAGGGCTTCTCGCTGAGTTGCTTTTGTTGCCATGCGCAAACTATGCGCATGCCATCCGCATACGTCAATCGAATTTTTGCATTATGCGCGATTTTTGTTGATTGCATGTCGTGAATCTGCGCACGTTATGCGCATGGCAAATCCAAATAGACCGGCCGTGAATATAACTTTGCCCAAGAAGATCGTGGGCATTTCCAAGAGTTGGGCCGACCAAAACGGAACAGACATGTCAAACTTGGTAGAGCGCTTACTTCGCGATCACTTCGAGGAAATGGGAATACCCTGCGACTTAACGGTGGAGGAGTTTGTTTCCCAGGTCACTCCAGATTCGGAGCCAGATCCGACCGGACCACCAAAGCAGGACCTTAAGACGGCCGCGGGCTTGAAAAAAAGCGGACTTGAGAAGATCAAAAAGGCCGTCAGCAAGAAGGAGTAGTTTTTTCATGACGATTGAGATTCAACCACCATTCCCCTGCCGCGTCGGCGTTACTGCGGCATTGTATCCGGACAATACCACTGTGAATAACTGCACCCAATGAGATCTGTAAACGCCACAGTGAAAATGCCTCAGGCCCTTTGGGACCTGCGTGAAAAACTCCGTGAAACCGTGGGAGCAAAATCCGTCAACGCAATGTTTGTGGGTGGGTTTCTTTATTGGATGATGCACGGCCGGCCGCATTGGCTGACCAACTCAATCATGGACCTTTCAGAAGATGCCCAGGACGAGGTTATAGATGGCGCGATCCGTAAATTCCTCGCCGGAGAGACGCTCAATGGAAACTATTTCGAGCATGTCGTTGAAGACGCGGTTGCAAAAGTTGCAAATGGACAGGACGTTGAGCGCGACGAAGTGATCTCCGAAATCATCAAAAGCCTTCGCGCTGAAGTCCGGAATAAATGAAAAGAAAGGACCCGCTGTTTTTTGTGAAAAGCGGCCCGGTGAGCATACGAGTGAATGCCTACAAGGACGGCAGGTTTTTCTTTCGCCGGAAAACCTCGGATGGATGGCAAACTGTCGTTCGTACCAATCGAAAGGACATTGAGTCCGAGGCCAAGGACACTGCAAAATTGATCGCCGAGCAGAAAGCTGCGGTAATCGGACTCAAGGCATCAGAGGTCAGGGATTTCTTGCTTTGGCGGGCCGAGCAGAAAAAGGCGGTCTTGGTGTCCGTGGCTCTGAAAGATTACACTGACGCCAAAAGCGCTGCAAAAATTTCGGATTATCACCTAAAATCCGTCAAGGGCCTGGGGAAAATACTCGCTCCCCTGGCCGGCGAGAATATCCGGACACTTACCGCTGACGACATCGAAAGGATCGTTCCTGCAACCTTCAGGGTTGGAAAGGAAACCAAGCCGATAAGCCCGCGCAGGCGGAATAATATCCTCGATGACATCTCGGCGTTTTTCCGCTGGTGTCGAAAACGCCAGATTTTGCCAGACGGGGCAACTGCGGCAGAAAGAGTTGATCGACACGTTGAGGCGGCGCCCGGGAAAGAATTTCTCACGCCGGAGGAATTCCGGGCGATAGAATCTCAGGTTTCCGATATGTGGCGACCGTGGCTCGCAATCGCCTGTTTTGCGGGGCTCCGGACCGAGGAGATTCAGGGGCTCCGGTGGGACGATATTGTCCTGGCGCGGAAGGTTATCAATGTTCGTGCCGAGATTTCCAAAACCAGGCACCGCCGACTCGTCCCCATCCATCCGAATTTGCTGGCGTTTTTGGCGCTTTACGGAAATCAGGATGGGATTGTCTGTCCTTCTCGGGTGGACAACTACATCCGAAATATCAAGGGATGGAAGAAGAACGGCCCGCGGCACAGTTACGGGTCATACCGACTGGCTGACACACAAAACGCCCCGCAGCTCGCGGAGGAAATGGGAAACAGTATTCCCATGATTCGGAAGCACTACGCTGAGGCGGTTCTTCCAGAAGAGGGCAAGGCATGGTTCGCGCTGGAGTTGAAGCGGAGTGAAAGGGTTGTCGCCTTTTCGGCCGCTTGACCGTGGCAAATAGTGGCAAATAAATGTCAGCTATTGTCATAATATGTCATAAATACATGATTTTCAGATTTTGCGCATATTGCTCATTTTCATGCCATTAAATGACAATCCAAGTCAGGGATTGGATTGAAAATTCACTCTCGCAGGGTTCAAATCCCTCCCTCACCGCCAGATTTCAAGCCCTTCGGGGCTTTTTTAAGGGGTCAATAGTGGCAAATAGTGGCAATCCCCATTGACGCCCCCGCTCCCCGGCGCATTAAATCCACTCTCGCCTGACCCCCAAATAGGGGGATTGCTACCGGGTGCGCGGTTGGTAGAATGTTCGCATGAGCCAACTTTTGATTGCCGTCATCGAAAGGGAAGTAGACGGCAACACGATTCCTCAAAGGGCTGCTGACGGATATGTGAATGCGACAGCGCTGTGCCTGGCGAGCGGGAAGCAATTCAACGACTACTTCCGCCTTAAGGTGACGCAAGCCTTTCTGAGTGAGCTATCTATCGAAACGGGAATTCCCGTTTCGACACTTGTTATTGTTCACAAGGGAGGAAACGTTAAAACACAAGGCACATGGGTTCATCCTGATATTGCCGTAAATCTTGGGCAGTGGTGCTCTCCGAAGTTTGCCGTAGCTGTATCGAAGTGGGTTCGGGAGTGGATGAGCGGAAACGTTCAATCCGCAAAAATGCCCTACCACCTTGAGCGATACCTGGCCAACCGCGAGGCCATCCCTCCCACCCATTGGTCGATGCTCAGTGAAATGACTTTTCTTCTGGTGGCTCCATTGGAGGATCAGGGGTATACGATCCCAGAGAAGCTCCTTCCAGACGTCTCAGAGGGATTGATGTTTTGCCGCTGGCTCCGCGAGGAGCTGGGGGTCGATACGAGCACGCTTAAGAAATACAAACACGTCTACAGTGACGGCCGAATTGTTGAGGCGAACCTTTATCCCAACTGCTACCTGGAGCCGTTCCGAAAGCATTTCCACAGCGTATGGATGATTGAGCGGGCCCGAGACTTCTTCGAGGATCGAGACGCCAAGGCGCTCCAGTACCTCCCGAAGCTGATCGAGCATTCAGAGCAGACGCTGGAAAACTACCAGCGAAAGCTACTGTAAGTCCGCGCTCTTTCCTGTCAGATCAGCGCGAACCCATCAGCCGGAACGCCCGGCCAGAGCTCATAAAGCACATTTGGCACGCTGGAGCCGCCCGTCCTCGGGCTGTGCGGAATTCCCAGCCGGCGCGCCATCTCAATGCTCACCTCGCCGGTCTTGGTCCGCGGCCCGATGTCGGCCACGACGCCCCAGGATTGCTTCCCGTTGGTCAGATTGGTCGCTCGAGCGCGGCACCCCATGACCTTGCCACGGGTCGCCTGACGCACGATGGGCGGGACGACGATATACGGCACCGTTTCGGAATCGACGTAGGCCGCAGGATCGTCAACGGCCATGTCAGGGAATCGGTAGGCGGTCTTGCTGGCGATCACGCCGCCCGGGAATTCGCGCGGTTGTCCGTCGGCGCCACAAATGACGATGTCGCGAAACCAGGAGGAATTGCCGACAACCTTCCCGCCGCGGATCGTCATTCCGCCATTGGCGAGATGCTCGGAGCCGCGATTGCCGACCATGTAGGCCGGCTGCTTGCCGTGCTGGCCGTTCGCGCCGTCGGCGTCAATGTCGGCGTCCCCGGTGAAGAAAACACGCCTGATGTCGTCCTCCTCGATGGTGCTAACGAAACCCTCTCCGGTGATTCTGGCGATGATGCGGTTTCCCATACTCAAAAATCCGTCCCGAATTTCGCTGTGACGGCGTAGCTCTCTGGCATCACGCTGCGGATCGCCAGCGAGCCGTCATTGGTTCCGCAAGCCACATTCGCGCCGCCGCGATCGACCTTCAGCCGCGCCTTATCGGCGCCGACCTCAAGGGCCAGCCCGATGGAGAGAACCAGCCGGACCAGAAACGGGCGTGTGTCGATTTTCTCGCGCCAAATGATCAAGTCATTCGCATGTGTCGATGCGAGCGACAGGAGGAGCAGGAGCGGAAGGGCGGTTTTCATTCCTCGGCGGCAATCTCCAGGTCGGACAGATATTCCTCAGAGCGACCCGTTTTGAAATCGACCAATGCGCGATTGCCGGGAAGCAGTTTGACGAAAATACCAACGAACCCGGCGCGGCTTTTCACGCGGGTCACGCCAGAAACCATCGTTGAGGCGGTTCCCGTTTTCATCCCTTTCCAGGACCACGACGGCCCAGCTCTGCGCGCCTGACTCTCACGGCCGGATCGTAGGGAGCGCCAGGAATCGAAGCTCGAGACTGCGGGCCGAACCAACCATCAGGTTTTGCGCCGATGTCGGCCTGAGCTTTCTTCGTGTCGCCGTCCTTCTTCCGCTCAATCAGTGCAGTTGCGATCAGCGTTACGAGCGTTGTTCCCGAGGCAATCGCCGCCTCCTGGTTTTCGGATTTCAGCGCACCCCATCCAATCAGTAGGCTTGCAGCAATGCCGACGAGATAGCGAACGAGGCCCGTCTTTGTGAGGATAAGGGCGAGGAGTGATTTCATTTGCTTTGAGCCCGCGCGACGATGACCGCGAAGGGAATGAGGATTTCGATTGCCTGGTTGAGATGGGGAGCCGCCTTCTTCATTGCCGCATCAACGACGGCGTCAGTGGCATCCGGCGAAAGGTCGAGGGCCTTCAGGCGCAGCTCTTCGGAAAGAATGATGGCCTTTTGCTTTCCGGTGAGGCCGGGCGTATCCTCAAGCTCCAGGACGCGCTTTTTCGCGTGCTCCCAGAGTTCCTTAAGCTTTGCCTTGCCCCACTTGGTGACGAGGCCGAGCGCCTGCAACAGCGCGGCCTGCGCGAATGAGAGTAGAATTGATGGGATCATTTTTTTGCCTCCTGAATTGCTTCCTTGAGTGCTTCTTTGAAATCTGCGCGCATCGCCGCCGTCTCCTCACGGAAGTGCTTGATTGCCTCCATAAGCGCGTCGATCAGCCGGGGAATGATCTTCGTGAAGACGTGCCACAGAACGAACGCAAGAAGGCCAATCGCGCCGGACTGAACAAAGGCAGGAATCCAGCTTTCAATGCCGGTTGCTCCGGATCCAATGGCGTTCGCGAGGAATGCGACGCTGCCGATCATTTTTGCGGAAAGGTCGTTCATGGTTACGGACGACTTGCGAAGTCGAGGCACAGCCAATCAACCTGAATACCGCGAACATTCGCGCCCGTGTTGTTGACCGCAGCGATTGGGATAACCGACTCTGGAGAAGACGCGGTTCCAAAAACCATGGTGCTCCAAACGCCCCCGGTCTCGATGGAGATCCCCATTTGAATGTCTCGGCGCCGGATGCGGAATTTATGCCAGTCGGTGTCCAGCGCGACGCCGCTGTCGATCGTTCCGGATCCGCCAGACTTGTAGTAGAGTCGGAAGTTGCTGCTTGAACCCGGATTGGAGTCGAGCCACACGCCAGACTCAGAGGAAAGGTCCGTGCCGCCGGTGCTGAGGCCAAGAGCGACACGGTGCCCGGACGCCGTTGAAAGCAGCTTGAAAGCGCCTGTCAGCTCCCAGTCGAGTGTGTTGCTGCAAAAGATGTAGCCTCCAGCGATATCAGAGAAGAGCTGCCCGTTTGCCGAGGAGTTATTTGAAACCTGAATAATGCCAGGCCTTGGCACAGAGCTCGTTGACGACACGCCTGTGATCGTGATCGTACCAGTAGAGCGCCAGCCCCAAGCTCCAACGCCAATTGTCGTTGTGCCGCCAATGAAGTCCTCAAAAATCCGCCGCGGAGGATCTATCATTGCGTCCAACACATCGATTGGTTGAGCAAAATTTGCGTTGCCTTTCGACTCGGCGGAATCCGGTGAACCAATGGCAATAACAAAGCCGTTGTGAAGATCGCTCGGCGTGATTGCGCCCATGGTGGTGTCATAGGCCGCAGGCGGCCCCGAGAAATCAGCCGGAAAGTCGAAGTATTTGACGCCAGGACCGGTGTCGGAGCGCTCGCCATAATAACGCCAGCCACCACCAGGAAGCGGCGTTAGGTGCTGCGCCTCGGTGTCCGAAATGTTCTTCACGAACTCCCAGACGCCATCAATCGCGTCAGAAACAGCGAGGTGGCCGCCTGTCTCCTGAATGCCGAAGAGGAGGTAATATTTTCCACCGGCCATGAACGGCAGCGGATCATATTTTCGGCCGGAAGTTTGACCAGCGAAGGTCAACGCAGTAGGCGAGGTCCAGGTTGTAAGCGCGTCGTTCGTCGCCTGCATCCGATAGATGGCCGAGGTGGAGAGGTCTTCAGAATTGGTCGAGAAGAACACCCAAAGCGTTCCGTCAGTATCGACGAAAGGGGTAGGATCCCATGTGTAATACTGAGAGAGCGACACCGTGACCGTAGAGGCCGTCCAGTTGAAAAGGTCGGTCGAGGTGGCGATTCCGTAATAGGTGCAGTGACCGTAATCGCCTGTCGTGTAGGTGAGCACAAAGCGGCCGGCATACCACACGAGCGCAGGGTCTTTGACCATTTCGTCACCGAGATCCAGCACGGGTTCTCCGTTGTTCATTTCGATCCATTCGATGCCGTCCGCTGAGGCGTAGAGGTAGAGCCGGGCGTCATACGGGCCGTCCTCGACACGCTCTTTTGTGAAAAGGCCAATGTATTGCATCCCGACCCATGGACCCGCGGACTCCACGTAGGCGCCAGCCACACGCGGCAATCCCAGGACAGCAGACAATGGAGAGATGTTCGCAGGAAAGAAGAACGGCTCGGCCTTTCCCTTTGATTCGCCGTTCGCGTTGATTAGCAGTGGTCGTTGGCTCATTGATTGGATTCCCAAGCGGTGCCGTTGAAGGTGAAAGCGAGCAGTAGCGTGAATGCGTCGCCAGTTCCTGAAATGTTGTAGGGAACAACGCTATCCACAGTGATTGTCGGATTGGAACTGGACGGCATGTTGAGTTGGATTCGCCAGATGTCACCGGCCGAGCAGTCGGCCGTGGAAAGCTCGATTGCGGTTGTGTACGAGCCAACCCCGGCGCCGACGGTCAGTGTGAATGTGTCGGTGATCGTCTGGGGAGCCGTGCGCGTAAGTTCGATGGTCTCGGCGCTGGAGGTTGAACCCGAACTGTATCCGCGAAGAATCGCAATCAGCGCATCAACCTGCGCGGCTGTGTAATAAAACTGATTCCAGTTCGTTGGCGCGATTGCGGCGGCGCTCAGGACGTCCCGAGTGATCGTGACAGGAACGAAAAGCAGGGTGTCCCGCTCGATGGTGCTGTTCACATATCGGACCTGAAGCTTGGCCTCAATTTCATCCTCGCCGGATTGCAGGAACGCCAAGAGGAGGGAGGTGGCGTTAAAGCCAAGCGTCCCGATCAGGCCGACATACGCGATCAGATTTGCGCCATCGACCGCGGCGGAATGGACTCCAACCGCGGCGGCCTGAATTGCCCACTGTTTTCCCGAGACCTGAGACACCGTCCAGCCTGACCCGATAATGCCGGTGAATGTGGTGGCCTGGGCGTTGTATGGGATGGCGTAATCCTGGCCGTCGAGTGTCAGGGTAAATGTTCCATCGTAGAGCTCTCCGGTGAGCGTGATCAGGTAGGAGGCCGAAGTGCCGCCTGGGTCGGCGGTTCCATTGGTGATCACTGTCAGAACGGCGGTCGGATCCGGCGTCAGAGACCAGGAGGTGACATAGACGTAGGGACGCTGAACGAGCTGGATTATCTGAACTTCCTTTGTCTCCGCGTCCCCGGTGACGTACCGAGAGACGAAAACATTGGACTGCGGGGATAGACCGGCGGGATTCCCCGCGATCAGTTCGCGGGCTCCGTTGGTGTTGAAGGTGGCCTGGTAAATTCCGGTCCCGATAAGCTCAACCTCGACGTCTCCAGCCGCATGAATGGTGGTGTTGGTGTTGAGCGCGGTTTGGAGGTTCCCGGCCGTGATGTTGTAGGCCAGATCGGAAAGGCCCGACGGATCGCCGTCATATGAGCCGTCCCAGGTGCCGCCGGTCGGGGGCTCATCGCTCCCTGTTCCGATGCCCAGCAAGAGCCGGTCTGTATCGATCAGGACGCGATCCCAGAACCGGGACGCGTCAGAGGATGTGGTGACCGGGTAAAAGACCGCCGCGTTGATGTCGTTGCGGAAAACGATATTCCGGCCTGCGGATGCCTGGGACTGGAGATCGACAAGGAGGCTATCCTTCCCCGGAGCGGTGATGTTCGATATGAATTGCAGGCTCTGAAGGCTCATCGAGCCTCCAGTTCACAGCATGCCCGCGTTTATTGCAAGTTATTTGCAATAACGAAAATCTGAGGAAAGGCTGTCAGTAAGTGAAAAGCTCAACGAACATCCGCCCATCCTTCTTCATAACAACAACTCTGTTTGAGCTCTTTGTGCCGTTGGGGTAGGTGCACCAGAATGTGAAGTTCGCGAATTCTTCTTCAGAGGGGCGCTCGGATCGGATGCGAAACTTTCCGTCAATGACATTATCCCAGACCCTGGATTTCCCGAGCTTTTCATTTCGATTTTCAACGATTCTGCGAATATTTTCCTGCCGCTGCTTTTTGAATTCGGAAGTAGACTTCCCCTCCTTTTCGGGAGGGTTAGGATTCATCATTTTTTCCGCCGTCCCGTAGTCTTCAGAGAAAGCGGCTTCGATAAATTTCTTTCCCAATTCCCGGGCGGCCACGACTTCGGCAACTGGCGGTGGTTGGGATGGTTGAGCGTCAGGAACTTGAGCGACGGCATTCATGGTAAAAAGCAAAACCAGCGAGAGAAGAGCTTTCATTCTGGAAGGATAGCATATTTGTGCGGGGTTCAATAAAAATTGGTTACACTTGGTCGGCGCGGTCGCAACAGCCTGAGACGCCTCGGAAGGGCTCGGGGTGGGTCCGTTCATATTCGACCTGGACAGCATCGTAGGCCGCTTGGGTGTTTTTCCCTGCCGGAAGGCACTTGTGCAGGCACTCTCCCAAGAAGGGTTTCCCGCCGAACCAACCAAGCGCACAAATGCCGTTATGCTTGTTACCAGGTTCGCGGGAGTAGTAGGGGCAGTTGATCATGACACAATGGCTCCGTCAGTATACGTTCCGATAGGAGTGTTTTGATCTCCTGTTTTCAGGCTGCTATGCGAACCTCCTCCAAAGGGAAGGAACTGGAACTGCCATGCGTAAAATGGATCTCCTAGATATAGTATCTCGAACAAGTTTCCATCCATATCAGTTCCACTCCACACGCAGCTCGTATCCCGCGTGACATCAGCTTCAAACACTCCCTCTCCAGAGTCCCAGTAAACATGAAGCGTGTCCGGGAATTCGTCCTCGATAGCCGTAACGCTTGGGGCTTCTGGTGGGTTTTCGGGATTCGGAACAAGCGTAGTCGTTATTAAGCAGTTGAAATCATACTGAGCAGCATCGCCTTCAACCCCTGATTCAAAGCCGCGAATGTAAAGAGACCAGCCCGCATTGAGCGTCACATCATGACCGCTCCATGTTCCAGTGTAGAGAATCGGCAGTGAGACAGATTTCGTTAGCGTAATCGGCGTTCCGTCGATAATCGCGACCACTGTTTCTGGAAGATCGGTATCGGGATAAAGGCCATCAGGAAAGAATGCAGGGCCAGGATACAAGCAGCAATCGCCAACGCAGCAACATGGATCTTCCTCTGGATCAAGAACCCATGGAACAGAAATAGCCATCAGGCATCATCCTTCTTGAGGATTGTGATTTCTCCGTTGTCGCATGTGACGACCTCAATGGGATTGTATAGTTCTCCTGTCGGACTGTCCTCGACCTTTGGATATCCGTCCGAAGTTTTCATAAGGACATTCGCAGCCCAATGAACGCCGTCTTGCCCAAGCCAATACATCAGCTTGAAATCGGTATCTCCGCCTGGGGAAGATTCATCCCAGAAGATAAACTTCAAATCGAAAGTTCCACCCGTTGCTGGATCTACAAATTCCCTGGCAACCCGAATATCGGAACCAGCTGTTGCATCCAAAACAGTGATTGTCCTTGCAAATCCAGCCGTGTCGATCGCGTCAATCGTCGTAATATTCTCCAACAACCCCTCAATCGTAACAACCCGATCCGTCAGCGCTTCCAGCGCAGTTTCCAGCGAGTCGATCGCAGCCCAAACGAACACAAGCGCGGCCTCAATCAGATCCTCGATCAACGGCATGATCGCCGCCGTCAGATTGAATAGCGCCATGATCGCGGCAACCAGAAGATGCGAGGCGAGAGACATTGTGGAGTTGATTCCAGCCATGACCAGCGCGGTTACGGATTCCACCAGCGAGGAAATATTCGGTGCCGGGAACGTTGTCAGCGCAACCCATGTCTGCTCATCCTCGTCAATGGTTACCGTGAACGGGACGGCGAAAATCGAATTGCTCACCGGAATTCCGTCAAACTGCTGCCAAAGCTCGTAGCAGATCCCCGCGGACGCCGTATAAATCTTGTCGCCGTTCCCGGGGATGGGTCCGCTCGGCTGCGCAAAGAACGCCTCCAGTGTCGCTGGAACGCCTGACACCAGGGCCGCAAGCTTCGCGGCGATCGCGGCCGGGATGTCGCCGATGATCGTGTCGAGCGTGGTCCCGATATAAGCATCAACCCATCCCTGGACAGTAGCCTGGGACGGAATGCTGCCGCCGTTCAAGACGGTGCCGAATGCTCCAGAGAGATTGGAAATGAGCGTTGTCGGGTCCGGAATAGAGATGCTTCCTGTGACCTCCTCAATCACATCCCCGACAATTCCAATAGGGTCCGGAATGTGGCCAGCGAGCCCGGGAATATTGTGCAAGCGCGGGCCGAAGAATTGCGGGCCGCCCCCTCCGGTCACATTCACATTCCGGCCGCCTGCACCTTGTCCTACCTGCGTCCCAAGTCCGCTGATGGGGCGGTTTTCCTCAACGTAATCAAGGACACGCTCGCCCCACTGCTGGGCCGCTGGAATATTGAGAGGAAATTTGCCCGGCCTGATCATTGCAGCAACCAAAAATAGTTGATCGACACATCGAAGAATGGTGTCACGGGAACTGGAACCTTTATGCCGCCATCATTGTCGAGCGTCCAATTCGGAGACGCCGGGAATGACGTTCCGCGAACCGGGACGCTCTGATTGGCGGTGGTGTTCTCGACCAATTGCCAATGGCTTTGCAGCATTGTGGGAGTTGCAATCGTGGTGGTGAAGCTGCTCTCGCTGCCGTCAGTGAGATACCGGATATTTACGACCGGAGTCCTGAAAATGACGTCGTATTGCCGGATCCGCTCGCCGCCTCCCCCTCCAGAGTTAACAACTGTCCGCTCGATTGACGCCGTCCTGTCTTCCCGCGAGCGTGTGACGAGCGGCATCGGGAATCCCCCGCTCTTCAGGCCCGCGTACGTCAATTCCGATTCGCTCAACAGCCCCTCAATGCGTGCCTCGCTGTAGCTTTGCAGATACATGCGCGGAAATTCGGCGTCTGGCGAAAGCTTCGCCGGAACAAGGCGCTGGAAATCCGCAGTCAGGCACGCGAACGGCCGGCGGATAATGTCTAGCCCCCAGGCGACAACATCCAGAACCGCGCCGGGCGTCGGCGTCATGCGGTTCGCGATATTGCCAATTACGATTGGAGAATGCGCGGCCATCAGTTGAGCATGGTTGAAAGTTTTGCGGCGATTTCCTTCAGTGATTTATCGATAGACGAAAGCGTCTCTTTTCCGCCGCCGGTCCCGTTCATTGCCGCGCTCTCGGCCTCCATGCGCTTGGACACGCCAGACCCGCCACCGAAGAGCGAAAGCGACCAATCCATTGCGCTGCGCTTCCCGAACGAATCGCCGACGCTGATGGGGTCATTCAGGGACCCGCTACGAAGGCGCGCCAGATCATTCGCGGCAGCCGCAGCGGTTCCAACAGGATCGCCGGTTTCCGGATCGATTCCGCCGATGACTTGACCGCCGCTTCCGCGCCGCACGCGCAGTAATCCGCGATCATCGGAAAACTGATCCGCTGAATCCTTTAGGTTTTTTGCGCGAACCTTGCGCGCCCGAACTTCTCCAAGCCTGACAGCCTGACTACGCAGGCGGCCGGAAACCGGATCCACCGCGTTCATGAAGCGATTCATGGCCAGCGCCGAATTCGCCGCGTTTCGCTCCGCCGTCGCAACGCGCAATTCCTGGTGGGCAATGGGATCGTATGGACGATTGGCCGCGTTTACCGACGCATCCATGAACCGCATGTTTGCCGCGTCGCGCTGGTTCCGCAGCCGTCGGGCATTCACTTCCCGCTGGTCCATGAGCGGGGAGACCTGGGAAAGCTCAGACGCCGCAATCGCGGCCTCTGCCTTTCGAACGGCCGCAACGGTCGCCTGCGCGAATTTCTGCGTCAACTGAACGATCATCGCGTCGAACTCGGCCTGTGTCGCCTTGATCATCCGTTCCTTTTGGGCGGGGTCCAGGCCATCGGTTGAGCTGATCGCCGAGATTGCGGAATCCCGTTGCCGCATCAGCCCACGCTTCCCGACAAACTCATCAGCTCCGGCGGCAAGCAACTCCTGCTCGAAGGCTGAACGCTGGGCGCTGGCAACCAATGCCGTCGATATGGACTTTCGTTGGACCTCGGCGCCGGCCGCGACGTTTTCAAAACCGGCTGAAGCTCCAGGAATCAGCCGCGTAGAAAGTTTTTCCGCCTCGGCGTTCGCTTGTTTGGCGAGGGAAACGGCCTTCTGCAAATTCTGAACCAGGGCGGATTCCCCGGCGTTTCGCTCGTCGAATTTGATGAGCTCTTGCCATTTGTCAGTCAGACCATCCAGAGACGCGGCGGTGTCGGTGATGATCTGGTTTACCGTCATTCCCAGGGCGGTCCCAATGCTGGCCGCAAAACCGATTTTCATCGTCTCAGAAAGGCGATTGATGGTTATTGCCGCCGCCTGTCCGGTGGAATTGACGTTTGAGAGTTCGCCGACCAATCCCGTCAGGTTGGTTTTTATTTTCCGTTCCGACTCAAAAAGATTGTCGAACGCGCGCTTTGTGTCGCCAAGCCGCTTCGTTGTCCGGTCAAGGCCATCGTCGTAGCGCTTTCCAGACATCTGCTTCTTGAGCTTGGCGTCTGCGGCCGTCACGCGGTTGAGGGCCTGCTCCGCTTCGGACGCGCCCTTCTTCAGTCCTGAGGCATCAAGTTCGAGTGTTGCTTTTGCTTCGGCCATATCAGTAATGCATCGCCACGTTTCGGCCGAAATTTCGGCCGCGCTCCTCGAGCTTCCGGTTGACGTAATCCATCATGTCGCGAACATGCAGATTCAGAACGTCGGTCACATAGTCGCCGTGGGACGCGATGACTTCCGCGGCCCCGATGGCCTTATTGGTGACGGACACGCTGAAGATGTCCCCGTCGAGACGAAAGACAACGTCAGAGGAAAGACCCTTCCAGGTCTTAGCCGCGCCGTCGTAGTGCAGAAAATTCGCATTCAGCCAGCCGCGGGCGTGATAGCCGCGGGCTCCAGAGCGCCGGTTGATTTCGCCACCCTTGATCAGTTTTCCTGTGGCCTTGTTCTTGCGCCGGAACTCCTTGATCTGGCCGGCCGTGCGACCGCGCTTGCTCCGGCGACGCTCGTAAAGCGTGAAGATTGGCCGCCCCTTGCGCTTGATGCGCCAGTTCAGTTTTTCGGGGAGTCCAAATAGTTCCTCGCGTGTCGGAGAGATTTCGCGCGCGGCCTGGTAAAGTCCAATGACGCCGTTTCCGAAATTGGAGGCGATGAGCTTAGAGGCGCGATCTTCCATCACCTCTTCAAGAGGAACATCCTTCAGTTCCGCGTATTGACGGAAAAGCGCGGGAAGGTCGGCGTAGGTGCTGCGATAATTCGGTTCGTTCATCGCTTGCGCCTCCGGCACGTCCTGCCCTCCGAAATCATCAGGCAGTGATCATAGATATTGAAAATGGTGATCGGCATTTCCCAATAAATCTCATCTGGATTTCCCCCTATCGCTTGCGCGAGCGAGAAGCATTCCCACGCTTCACCGGGCGGCCAGACTTTGTTTTTTTTTGAGGATTGCGCGCGGGCTTCCCCGGCTTCGGAAGCGCCTGCACCTGACTGAAGAGCCCCATCTTCATGCTCTCATCCATGAGGCGATTTGCTGCCTCCTGGTCGGCCGGCGTGACGGCGTCGAACGCGGAGAGGATTTCGGAAACAAATGCCGCCCGATTGTCCCAGAACGGGGCAACAATATGCAGCATCACGTCCGACTTAAATGTCGTTCCGCTGCGCTTGGTCAGGATGTAAACGAAGGCCAGTCCGCAAAAATCAATGGTATCCTCGTTGGTCGTGAACTTCGAAAAGATCGCGCGGGCTGCCTTCGAGAACGGCCAGAGCTCTTTTCCTTGAAATGTTCCGGCGGGGCGAACCAGTTCGGCGGAAAGCCGGGCGCGCATCGCCTCTTCTTCCTCGGGGTCAAAATCGGCGCTCATAGTGTTCCGAACCTTTCCAGCAGGACGTCCGCGTCTTCCTGCTTCATGCCTTCAGGGATGAAGCAATCCGCAAACTCTCCGGAGGCTGCGTCACCGGACCGGTGATGAATGACCCGCGGCGTCTTCGTGTTGATAAAGTCGATCAGCATTTCCCGAACGACCAGAACCCGGCGCATGAGGGAAATTGGATGCGGGTTTCGAAACCCATAGTTCCCGTAATCCTCCATGAATTTCTCGCTGACGGATCCAAACTGGAATTCCCGCGTGACGGAATCGTATCGCAAGACCGGATGGCCGGACGCGCGAAGGCATGAGGCCATGACAATGTCGTCGGTCTTTAGCCGGGTGCGCGCAGAAGAGTGCGGCAGAGTGATTTCCCGGTGACGAACACGATTGAGAAAGTCCCGACTGTCCAAGCTCTTTCGGATCGGGATTAGGGGGTGATCTGGATTTGCCGCCTCGAATTTTTCGCGATTCGCCCAATGCAGAGCTATCTTGTCGGCAATGTGGCGCTCTCCGCAAAACTCCTCCGAACCTTCAGGCTCGAAGTAGTAGGTGAAGATCATTTTTCCGGACTCGGCGTCGCGAATGACAGAGGTCGGCTGAACCCTTTTGAGAAGGACAAAGAGAGTTCCAAGCGCCGAAGCGAGGCTTGTGTTGCGCGTAGGAAATCGCGCATCCAGAGTTTCGATATTTTCCATTGAATCAGGTTGAGCGCCGTGCGCTCGCTAGTTGATGCCAGGTTTCTGGATGGCGGTGACGGAGTATTCCCGGAGCTGGCCGCCCTGGTGGTCGAGGGTTGGGACCATACAGTAAATGCCGCCGGCAGAGACGCCGTTCCCGGTGCTGGTGTTGGCGAGAGTCAGCGCGACGCCTGGCGATGCCGCGGACAGGCCGTTGTTGCCGTTGCGAATGATGCGAATCGTGTAGTTCGCAGAAGGATTGTGGGCGACCGCCCCGACATCATATCCAACATCCGCCCCATAGACATAAATCCATTGCCGTTCAGTGGAGCGACTGAATGCCTGGATGATGCCGCCCGTTTCCGCGGCGAGGAGAAATGTCGTTCCCGCGAGATTGAGATAGATCGGGTCTGCTTCGGCCATGCTTCATTACTGCAAGTGACTTGCAATAAAAGCAAGCACAAATTAGGCCGTGATGACCGTGAAGGAAAAGACCCGGTGGCGCTGGTTCGACGTTTTTCGTTCGGACCACGATCCGGGAATGACTCCAAAACTTCCCTCTGCCAAAGCGGTCTCAATGACGCCCTGGACGCTTCCCTCGGCTGACTCGAGCAACTTCGCGTTGTCCTGCTCGGTCGATTCCGGTGGGTCCGGAAGCTCAATAGCGATCGTCATGTTGACGCGGTAGATTTCCCCCTGTACGGCGTAGCGGGGGCCAGGAGCGGCGACCACTGCAATTCGTGGGACGACACACGCCTCGTTGAGATATTGAGGGTTGATCCTGGGGAAGTTCTTTCGAAGGCCGGGAATCAGCTTCAGTCGGCGGACGAATTCGCCCTCGCACCTCGCCTTGAGATTTGACGATATTGTTGGAAATGGAGGCGCGCTCATGGCGTGATGTTGGCCGCAACGATTTCGACCATGGCGTTGATAGTGCTAGTAGAGAAAATCCGGAGTTCGTTTCCGTCGTATTTGACCACCGCGTTTTTCCCAGGTAGGCCGCGTCGGAATTGCGAAAGCGGAATCTGGATCGTGAAGCCGCCGGCGAAATCCCACCCTCCATCAACCGGAACGCGGTCGGTGTCAATCTCGCTGACCAGGCCGCTGTATCGCGTCCTTCCGATCGTGACAGTCTGAGGCTGGCCGCCGCGAGTCTCCCGATGGACCGCCATCAGTTCGCTCGCGCACTGCGCCCATTCATCGACCGGGATCATTGCGGACAGGCTTTCACTTTTTTGGCCGTGTTGCAAGTCGTTTGCAGAACAGGCGATGAAGCTTTCCTTTCCCGCGAAATCCTGTAACAACCGCCGCGATTCAACGACCCATGGAGCCCCTGACCGCCGACAAGATCATTGCCGCACTGCGCGCCGACGGGATGCGTGTCACGGAGCCCAGGAAGGCCATTATTGACGTCCTGATCGGCGCCGATAGCCCGATGACCATGCAGGACATTTTTGAGGCCGCCGATAACGGGCCGGATTTTGCGACCGTGTACCGCGTGGTGACGCTCCTGGAAAAGCAGGGGTTCGCGCACAAGATGGAGGCTGGGAGAGGGCAGCCGTATTACGAGCTTTCCGACCGACACAATGATCACCTGATCTGCACAGGATGCGGGAAATTTTTTGCGATCGAACATTGCCCGGTCCCGGTGGCGACGATTGAGAAGGCGCACAACTTCGTCGTCGAGTCGCACTCCCTGGTGCTTTATGGGAAGTGCAAAAGGTGTCGGTGATCAGACTGGAAACTGAATGTCTCCGACGTGGCCGAGATGAATGCGCTGATCGACCATGATGCGATAGCCAAGGGCCCGCGCGCGCTCGCAGAATAGCCAGTCTTCGGACAACCACTCCGGCGCGCCGTCGTCCAATTGTGACATGCTTCCGCCGACAACACCGCTGTCCCAAAAGCTCCATTCAGGGCGCCCGTGGTTTTCGTAAAATCTCGCGAAAACATTTCCCGCCACAGTTGATCCCGGCAGCGCACGCATGTTCTCGAAAACCTTGCGATGCACCCGCATAAATCCCCGGCCTGCACGGCGAACCTCGATCAGCTTCGCGGCCGGATCCGGGACAAACCCGTCCAGCGTGCAGAGACAGAGCGCCATTTCCCGCTGCCTCTTCGGATAGGCGCCATAGACCAGCGGCAAGTCATGCTCGAAAAGGAAATCGATTTGCTGGCGGCCGAAAACGATATCGCCGTCAATCACCAGCATTTCGTCGCAATCGGACTCGAGGAAATCGGCGGTGATCTTGTTCATGCCGCGGTTCGGATGGCTGTCCGATGCGCGCTTGATAAAGACGTTGTAGCCGCCGGACCCGAAAGCCTGAAGGACGCTTTCCATGTAGGCGGTTTTGACCGAGCCGCCGCCGTTGTCGAGGATGGGGAGGAAGATTTTCACGGTGCGATTTCCGCAAGGATCTGGAGGAAATACGGGGCGCACGCCTCGCCGTAGGTTTCCGGGGTTTGTTTGAGCAGGCTTTCAGCCTGGGAAAGAAATTCCTCGGGGTTTTCGCGAAACCGGCGATCCCATTCGGTGAATGCCGCAGCAACGGCCTTTTCGGAAAACACGACGGCACGAACGCCGACGGTGACCGTTTTCTTTTTGGGTTTCGAAGCGACCTTTGAAGGACTGGACGTTTTTTTCATAGAATCAGGGGATTTTCACCAGCCAGCAACGACCGATGGTTTTGATTTGGTCGGCAGGGAAAAATTCGCGAACGGCCCGCATGACGTCGGGATAGTCGGCATCGTGACCGGCGAAGATTCCACCCGAACGAACACTTGGCAGAAATGCTGCGATATCGGAAGCGACTCCCCTGAAAGAATGGTCGCCATCCAGAAACACAGCATCAAGGGTGTTGAACCCAAACGCCTTAGCGAATTCGCGACTTTCCCCCTCGTGAACTGTCACTGAATCACGAAATCCTCCCGCTTGAATATTTGCCTCGAATGCTGCGCGGACATTTCCGTCATTAACCGCCAAGGGTCCGGAATAACCTCCCTCGCCGGGCGTTCCCTCGAAGGTATCGACTGCGTGAACTTCGACCTTCTTTCCTGCGGCCTGTGCGAACTCGCAGAACGCGGACAGGCTGCGGCCGAGCCAGCATCCCACCTCGAGGAATTTCCCGCCGTCGGGGATTGCGGTCACGATGGCACGATACGCTTCGGCATCCTCACGAGTGAACCATCCGGGGATTTGTTCCCATGACCCGCCCGTGTCGATTCGCTCGACCTGGTTCATATTGAACCGGAACACCTTCGATCCTTCATGCCCAAGAGCAATTGTCGGATCAACCAGCGTCGGCACGCCAACCTGACGGGCCCGCTCGCAAAAATACCAATCCTCGGAGATCCATTCCGCGCGCCCGCCGTCCATGGCCGACATTTCGCCAGTCACAACGCCAGACTCGAAGAATTCCCATTCTTCACGACCGTGGTTGAAGAACTTGCGGGCGTGTCCTCCGTTCTCTTCCTTCATGGCCTCCAGAAGTGACCGGTCAACACGCATGAAGCCACGGCCTGCACGGCGGACCTCAACAAGTCCGTCAGGGCGACTCTCATCAACCTGCGCAAAGGTCCCAATGCACGGCGGCGTGTCGTCCTGTTTTTTGGGATAGAGTCCGTAGAGGAGTGAAATTCCCGGAGCCAGGATCTTCGCGACATCCTTCGATGTGAAGAGAATGTCAGCATCGATGTTGAGCCAGGTGTCGCAGTTGGACTCAAGGAAATCGCAAGCGGTGCGATTCATTCCGCGGCCAGCGTGACTGTCGCCGATGGCTCGCATGTCGATGGTCCGGCCGGCAAACGCCTCGCCGTGGCACATCATGAAGTTAGCCATAACGGAACCATTTCCGTTATGCAAAAGGGGGACAAAGATAGGTTTCATTGAATCTCGTTGAATCGTTGTGCGATTTTTCAGGGGAAATCCCCGGAGCGCTTGCATCACTCCGGGGATTCGCTTCTCTCCCCAATTAGAAAACTACGATGCTGGCTGATTCTGCTTCTGACCGACCGTATCAATGGAGATCGGGTAAGCTGGCGAATTCGTACCCGCCAGGATCACGCGAGCAAACAAATACCGGTATTCGGCGCGGGTGTCGTAAACGATCACTCCAGACGCCGCGGTGTTGTTGGTCGTGCTGACAGAAAAGGTTCCGCTCGCAAGGTTGGTGGCGTTGCTGGCGTTGTTCGTGGCGCTCGATTGGATGAGCACCGTCACGGATCCGTCATTGTCGCCCGCCGTCTTGACGCCGATGCGAACACGCACGGCCAGTTGGCCGAGATAATTCGATGTGTCCACAACGCCAAAATTGGTGTTATTGGTCGCGACCGAGATCGGACCACCAAGACCGGCGTAGGTGAGTGAATTTTTGAGATCGATGGGACTCATGACTTATGCGCCTTTCTTGGAAGTGTCGGGCTGACGCTCGACGGCCTGCTTGTTCGCGATGAGGACGCGGGCATCGCCGTCCGTGACTTCCACATGGTCGCCCTTCTTGCGAAAGACGCCGCGTTTCCCGTCGTTGACGATGATGTCGCTTGTGAGTGTGACGATCATAATTATTGAGCTCCGGAATCGGTGGATACGACCCAGGCCGGCGCGTGGCGCAGGGCGAGGTCGACGAACATTTGAATGGTGAGCCGGATCTGTCCGGTCGAATCGAGAGAATACGGGTTGACCACCGTATCGATTCCCGCCCAGGTGGCATCGATAATTTCAGACGGAACTCCGTAGTAAACAGCGTTGGCTGGCACGCTTCCGGAGGCGTTTGCGGAAACTTGATTGGAAACAGCGGTTCCGTAGCCGTTGACCTGATTGTCATCTCCCCAAAGAAAGATAGGGAACGTGGAGGCGGCGATTTTCGGCGCGTTCTTCCACTTTCCGCGGACGGCCGGCGAAGTGATCCAAACCGGCATCCCAGTCTGATCGGCGTTCGCCGTGGCGAGATTGGTTTCGAATTCGAGGATCTTTGCCCAGGTCGCCGCGCCACTGAAGGTGACGGTCTGAACCCCGGTCGTATTGTAGATGCCAAGCGGTTCTCCGGCAGTGCCGGTTCCGACCAGAATCGCCAAATCCTTTTTCAGCGCCATTTGCAGGGCGATGTCATTGCGGACCATGGCTTCCACGGAAATCGATGCCTGGGCCAAAAGCTGCTTGTCGTAAGCGGTCTGAGCCGCGAGGCGATGCGGCGTCAGGCCGAGCTGGTTGAAGGTCTGGTCGGATGCCGTGACGCTTCCGCCTTCTGGCAGCCAGTACGCTGTGCTCGCGCCAGTCTGACGAGGGATCGCGACATTTCCGGTCAGGCCGCCAAGATTGGTCGTGCCAAGCGATCCGAAAACCTGCTTGTTTCGCAGGAGTTCAATCAGAGAGCCAGCGAGAAGATCAACGCCGACCAGCGCGCCAGCGCTCGGGAAATTTCCGGCGGTGAGGGTGCGGGTTTGGAAAAGGAACTGACGGAGCATTTCCGTCTGTCGAGACATTTCAGTTTCGCCCAGGCCGTGGATTTCGCGAAGGCTGCGGTTGCTCCAATCCTCGGGAATGAAGAAGCCGTCCGGTTCCTTGCGGAGAAGTTTCGCGGTGGCGTCGCTGGCTTCTTTCTCCAAGCCATCGAGAGGCTTTCCGGTGCCGCGCAGGTAAATGGCGCGAGCGAGCGAATACCGGCGAAGATCCTTATCGGACATGCCAATTTCAGTTTGCGGCGTGTCGATCCGAGTGGCGCCCTCGAAGGAATTCAGGGCCTCGGCGCGGAACTCATCGAAGTTGGCTTCGCCGTCCTTGTGCTTGAGCGCGACCGTGGCGGCTGCCTTTTTCCAGGATTCGTTTTTGAGGCCCGCAACGAAATCATCGATTCGCTTGCACTTGGCCTTGAATTCGGTAATCGCGTCGCCGCGCTCCTTGACAAGATCAACGGTTGGCTTCTGTTCGGCGGTCGGTGTGACGGGATCGGCCATAGGAATGGTTTGCTTGTGCTCCTTTTTCTGCGGTTCGTCAATTCCTTTTTGCAAGTTGATTGCAATAAGATTCGGTTCGCAATCCGGCTTGGAACGATTTCGCCCGGATCCGACGGTGATGTCGGCCGGGATGGTGACGAGGGAAAATTCGTGCGGCTCCCACTTAAATTTGTAGATGGGAATTCCGTCTTTCGCGCCAACGCACTCGCCATCTCCGATGATGGAATAACCGACGCTGGTGTCGACCAAAACGCCTGCGTCGTGGTCGGCCTTCTTTTCCTTTGCCAGAGCGGATTCGCCCCAAATCACGTCGGAAACCGTGATGCGTTTTCCGTTGGACGAAAAGGAACGCGCGCGCCCCAAATGGTCAGCGCGATTGTGATTAAAGAGCATCGGCAGCCCGGCCTTGAGGCGAGCGTCATTGAATCCGCCGGGCGAATGGTCAAGGACTTCGTAATACTCCTCGTCGTTCCACCAGTCATACCGAAGATACGGGACGTCGCTGGAAATACTGATCTGCTTTTGCTTCTGATCGCCCTCGCCTTCCTCGGTAAAAATGGCCTCGCGGAAAAGCTGCTGAGGGACCTTAATTTCCTTTTTCTCTGCGGTTGCGCTCATCGTGTGATCAGGTTTGGGTCGCGGTGCTCGACACAGAGAGGCGTAGGACGCGGGCGACGCTTTGTCAATTTTATTGCAACTGACTTGCAATTAAGATCGTCCTGCAAGTGCATGCTTTTTGCTGTTGGCTTTGGGCTTTTTTCCTTCCTCATCTTCATTCTCTTCGGTCTCCTCAACGTCTTCCGCGCCCTCACTGAATTGCTGCGGAGTCTCGACGGTTTTCGCGGTCGGAATCCCAAGCTGCTCTTTCAGCATGTTCGCCTCTGCCTGCTCGAAAAGGATCTCCTCGAAGTCCACGCCGATTTCGTCGCACTCGCGCTGGTCGCTGCTGAAATGGTTCGCCACGCGCAGGGCGGCGGCCGTGACTTCCTTGACCTCGTCCACCTGGCGCCAGCGCCGACCCTGGAAAAGCGGCTTGTTGAATTTCTCGAATTTCGAAAGCGGAAGCGGGACGGCCCCGGTGATCAGGGACATGTCAAGAAACCCCTCAAACACGGGGATTTCCGCAGTGTCGATGTCGAAGCGCTGGATGACTTTGGAAATCTCGTTTGTGTCCAAGCGCCCGAGTCGGCCGGCTGAAAAGTTGATCCCTTCCAGGTCGTTCGCAATTACATTGTAGTCTGCACCAGGCATGCCGGCCGCCCAGGATCGGAGTTGACCCTTGCGGAAGTTTTCGAAATTCCCGTTCGGATGCTTCGGGTCACTCTGCTGGTATTTGACGCCATAGGGCAGCGCGTGCGTTTCGCCGGGCCCGACGGGCTGGGTCGGCAATCCATTGCGCGGGTCGACAGGTGTTCCAGAATATCCGCCCTCGGGAAGGACGTCGGAATAAAGCCAGCCCACCTTGCACGCCTGCTCACGGGCGGCCACAACTTCCGCAAGCTCGTATTGGTCGAGTTGCCGCGCCTTCGGGATGGTGTTCGCGCCCCAGGGAGCCGGCCGCGTGGAATCGCCGTCCGTCCAACGAGCGTAATGGATAATCTGCTCTGCCGGGATACGGTCATGCAGATTTCCAGACGAAAAATTGAACGATCCAGGGATGGAAAACTGCCAGTCCATCGGCTGGCGCTTGATGAAATAAAACGCGACAGCCTTTCCGAGTCCCCAGGGGAATTGCGGGTATTCGATGCCCATCCGCACCACGTTTCCGTTCGGAAGGATGGTGTTGAAAAACTGATCGCACCATTCTGCGTTGATAAGCTGGAGCGTAAATCCGAACTTGTTGGCGCGCGGATCACGGACCATGCGGATGAAAAAATCTCCGTCACGGGCCGCGCTCAAAAGCCGAAGCTGCCGGATCTGGTTGTATGTCCGGTTGCCGCGGGCGTCGCAGAATTTCGCGAGCTGCCATTCCTTAAATTTCCGCTCGATCAGTTGATTGGCGTAAACGTCAGGATCGCCAACAAGAATTGTTGCCTTACCGCGCAAGAGCTCGTCGCGCTTTGTGCGGTCGAGATTGTCGGCGAGATGGAAGGCGCGGTACTGCTGAGTTTTCGTCCCGGTCTTTTGCTCGGCCCATTCACGAAGGCGATTGATGCGGCGCTCATGGGCAACAAGCGCCCACTTTTCATCAGGCGAATGAACAACGCGGTCCTCGGTCTCTTTGACCTTCATGCGGAGCATTATGCCGGTGTCTCCGAAGATGTTCGCCCAGAGTGTTTCCCGGTATTTGATGTAATACGGGTTTGTATCGAACAGATCCCGCATCCGCGCGCGGATAGCCCAGATGTTTTGCCAAACGGCGGAATCTTCGCCGATCAAGGAAAGTGGCCAGTCCCCATTTTGTCCACCGACAGCCGCCGTCTCGCGGTATCCGCGCTGCTCCAAATGGGAGAACATATTTCGAGCCGCGGCCCGCTCCCGTTTCTCTCTGCTTTTTTTACCCACAATTGCCCCCGTTGTAGCCGTTCGCCCATGGCGCCCCGACGTATGGTTGAACTCCGCAATACGGCGACACGAACACAGTCCGGACACGGTTCTCGGAACGATTTCCGCGAAGCGCTGCCTGTCGTTGTTGCTCCTGGAAAACCCGAGCCTCCCAATAGGTCAGCTGCTTCTGATACGTCTCAATGTTCCGCTTGGTGAACGACTGGCCGTTGATGTTGACGGTCTCATTCGTTCCGGCCGCCAGGGTGGCGAGGGCGGTTTGCAAAAGCTCAACTTGCTGCTCGGCGAATGACGGAGCGGCGTTCGTCGCGAGGTTTGGCAGGACGATCAGCGTCCCTGTTGCCGCCGTGGCCCGCTCTCCGCTCTGTGTAACGTATTCGGCCCAATCGTATGTCCCGCCCGCAAGCCGGTCGGTAACCGTTGATGTCAGGGTGACCGTGAAGGAATCGCCGCTCGGAACCCCGGAAACCGTGGCTTTTACCTGTCCGGCTTGCGAAAGAACGAAGGATAGGGACCACTCCGACGCCGGGTAGCGCGGGAAGTCCTGCGTCCAGACAATCGTGTTCCCGGCCTCAAATCGTGGCGGAACGCATGACAGGGTGTTGACCGGCATCTTGCCGGAAGTTCTACCCTCGCCAGATCGTTTTGCAAGTCATTTGCATTAAACTCGCCATCCACCACCAGGCCGCATGACGTATGTTCGCTTCGGTTGCTCGGCTTCTTCCTTGGGCTTCAGAGCCTCGGACATGGCTGAAAGGTCCGGCTTCCATATCGCAAGCGCAGCATTTGCGTAAACCCGGCAGTCCAGCGGCTCGTTCCGCGCACCGTCGGGGCAAATGAACGCCTTGTAAAACTCGCCATCCGGAGCCTTTTTCATGATGGCGTTTTCAATGGTCAGTCCCTTGAAATACTTCTCGTCGTAGCAGGTTTCTTTCGGGAAGTGGGAGTATCCGTGCGGAAAGAAATCATTCCCGGTGGCCGGGTCTTTTTGCGGAGCCAGCTCGAGACGCTGATAAATCACATCCTTCGCTTCGTTGGTCCCGATCTCGAAAATCAGGGTAGTCGACCGGCCGCGCTTTGTTGGCTTCGAGACAATCGGCTTCCCGAGCGTCGGCGATCCGTGAAAAGACCAGATCCGCCGCGCAAGCCTGGGGCGCGTGAAGGCGTCAACCGTGTCGGGCTTATAGCTCGAGTCAACGCCGCCCGCCCCGACCTTAAGCGCGCGGCCGGACAGCGTGATGAATGACGAGTTGATCAAAAGTTTGTCGAACTCATCCCAGAGGTGCGGAGCAAGCGGCTCGCCGTAAATGACGCGATAGCCAAGTCCCCATGTCTGACTGTTCAGACCGTGGCCGACAAACTCAACCTCAAGGCGATCCTGCTGCAAGTCGGCTCCGAAGGTGACAGTAAGGACATCCTCGGGGCACCTAGTTTTCGGGTCGTAGTCCTCGCGGCGCAGGTAAAGCGTGGAGAAATCAACCTTCTGCTCGAATTTCGGCTCGTAGGGCTCGGCGTCCTCAGTGTTGACGATGATGCGCCGGCTGCGCTCGGGATTGTCAGCCTTGTCGGCGTCGATCTCCTTTTGCGCGAGCATCTGAAGGAATCCGCCGGGGAATTTATTGCGGTCCACCGGATGCGGCCAGAGCATGGAGTTCGCTTGAAATCCGCGTTTCCCTCGGAACTCCTTCGTCGACCTCCAGAGGTCCGCGTCTCTCCCTTGAAGCATCATGGCGTAACGGTCGTCGTCGGTCAGGAGCTCACGACAAACAGGACACTCCATGCGCGCTTCCTCCGGCTTTTCGGCCTCATACCGCAACTGCCGGCGGTGCATCACGTAGGGCTCCCCTCCGCACCGAACGCACGTCACGAAATACTGTTGAAAATCGGATTCCTCCAGCATGGCGTGAATTCGGCTTCGCCCTTTCAGTGAGGGATACGACGCGAAAACCTTAATGGTGTCCGGGTATTCGTCGCCGCGCTTTTTGAAGATCATCAGCTGATCGCCTTCGTCGGTCTGCGACTCCTGGATGGAATCAACCTCGTCACCGTAGAGGAAATTCCCCTTCGCGCGCCGCATGTCTCCGGGACTGTTCGCGCCGAAAATGTCGATCAGGCCGCCGGGGAAAAGCTTGTGCAGAAGGGTGTTTGATCCGGTGCGCTTGTTGGCTTTCGAGCCGAGGAACTGAAGGCATGGGGTGGGGTCGAAAAGCTCTCCGGTCAGGTTGTCCTTTGAGAATTTTTCCCCGTGCTTCTCGGTCGGCCATAGGTTGAGGATGCGCCGCGGGTCCTGATCGATGCAGAATCCGATTGCGTTCAGGATCACCTCAGACTTTCCAGCGCGGCTGAACAGCTCGAAGACGGTTTCCTGGACGGACTTGTCGAAGATGCTGAGATACATCTTCTTGAGGTAGGGGGCGTACGACCACCGGAACCGCTGACCGTCGAGCATGCGGCGAACCTCCTCGGCCCATACCTCCGGCGGCATGACCGACCAGTTCGCGAAGGCCCGCATGAGCAGCGCGCCCACCGCGGCGCGATAGGACGCCAGGCTTACGCTGTCCATTTCAGTTTCTCTGGGATCGATCGGAAGGCGGCGTAAATGTCATTGATGACCTCCTCGGTGAGCACCTTCCCTTTGTGGGATTTGATCAGCGCCGCCGCCGACTGGAACACCTCATCATTGACAGCATTCATGGCCTCGATAGTGATCCGCTCCTGACGGGTGACCTCCATCTCCAAATCGATTTGCTCGATGCGCTTCAAAGCCAGTTGATCGGTTGGCTTTTCCCCGGACAGTGAGCTGGACCGGTAGAGCGCGGAAAGAGCGTGGTAGGAATTGAAAAGCTTGGCACCCTTGGGGCCGGCGTTGAACGGCAAATTGGCGAGCGCCTTCCCGATTGTCTCTCGGGTTTTGCCGGTCAAAACCGACAGCTCGTTGATACTCACCTGCTTCATTG